TACTCCACTGCTGGAGTGATCTCGCCTTCTAATACGCTTCCATCTGTACGAACTATCTTTAGTTTTGCCATGGTTTGCCCCTTTGTTTAGTTTCTTAGAATGTGCCTGTAGTGGCTACTGCGACTGTTGAGTTAGCAGTAAATGTGATTGACTGAGTAGACATGTCTCCAACAGCACCATTAATGTCTGTTGTGTTGTTTACTAGAAGTGAGACAGTGTAAAGAGGGTTTGTAGCAGATACTGCTGTTCCTTTTTCCTGTAGGAATACACATGTGACTGTGGTTCCCCATGCTGCCTGTAGTGTTGCCAATACATTCGCTGAAGCTGTGTCGTTTAGGAAGTCGATTGTTACAGATGATGCTTCTAAGCCCTTTACGAACTTGTGTGAAGAATCGCCCATAGCTGTAACTTCTAGCTCGTCGAATGTGCGGTTTAGTGTAATGCTTGTAACGTGGTCTGAAAGATCGACAGTGTTAATCTTCACGCCGACCTTGTTGTTTAGAAATACAGCCATGAGATTATTCCTCGTCTTTCTTAGTAGTTACTGGCTTAGGTGCTGGTGTGCTTACTTGCCCGATTTTCTTCAGGAAGTCAGCGTTTTCTTGTTCCCACTCGGACATGTTTAGCTCCAACTCGTTAGGATTGATACGGACATCTCGCAGCTTAAAAGGTCTCCCGATGCAGCGTTGAGAATACTAGGTGCGCTTATTGCGCTTACATTATAGGTTAAAGATGATGCTGCGAGCTTAGCGAACACGCCGCAGACAAAATCTTCTATGCCGTTGAGGTTACCCTCGTTGTCGAATAAAGCCACACAGATCACAATCTTAAAGTTAGCCATCGGGCTAATGCTTATGTGTTGATTGTTGCTAGGTGTTAAGTAAGGATCATCTGGAGACACGATCACAGAGTTAGCAAGGACTGTTGCAGGTGGAAAGGCAAAGGTCTGCCATTTAGCGTTATCTACTAGGGCAGTTGCTAGTGTGGTTCTAAGAGTAGTGACGGCAACAGGCATCAGCCCACCATCGAACGTGGATCAAGTGCGTGAGCGATCAATCCTCGCACCTTAGCGAGAAGCTGTGCGCTCATTCGGTAAGGGCTTGGCTGGAAATCGACTGCGTTACTGCCTGAAAGGGTGGCTGTACGCGCTTGCCAGATTTCAACAGATATCATAAGAGCTGCTTGCTGGATTGCCATATCGGTAGTCCAGTCTGTGTAAGTTCTTGAAGCGACTGAGCCATAAGGCGCAATAGCGTGCTTAGGCTGCGCTGTAGTGTGATTTGTAGTCATGCTGATTGAATAATCTCCAACGGCTGTAATAACTTTACTGCCATTGTAAGAAGATCCAGAATTAGAAATTGTTACTGTTTGACCTACATAAAAGATTTCTTTAACTGGCTCGTTAAAGTAAAGAGTTCCCTGTCCAACAATATTTCCATGAGCTACTGAGAAGTAAGTAGGACTCCATAACATAGGGAGTAGTACTGCATCTGTTGCATCGCATACTTCCTGCAAGGTTGCATCTGGATACAATGTGCCTACGCCTAGTGTAGAGCGTAATTCTGCAACTGTTGTAAGTGCCATGATGTCCTTTCTAAAGACTCTGGGGAGTAGAGGGCTACTACTCCCCAGAGCGACTTAAGTGTGGCTGATTACGCCTTGTTGTTCTTGAATGCGCCTGCTCCGACCTTAGTCGCGATTGCGCCAAAGCCGTAGTAACCGATAGTTACCTGTCCTGCGGCTGTTGATTCGGCGCGCAAGCGGTAGGTAGGGCTCTCATACCATGTGTAAGCATCTGGGTTAACGATTAGAATTGTTCCATCGCCATCGCCACCATTTGTTGGATCGACATATAGGTTGAGTCCTGCAACGTTACCTGTCAATGATGTAGGTGCAACTGCTCCACCTGCGTTCATTGGCTGTGATGCTGTGTAGATTGGACGGCCTGCATCGTTGAGAGACATGATGTTTGACCATTGTCCTGTTGATACGACCATGTTGCGAGCGAATGGGTTTGGTAGTCCTGCTGTTGCTGCATAGACTGATGCTGAACCGCGAGCAACAATACCTAGCAATTCTGCTGCTGTTGGGTATGTAACTGTTGTTGTTGCATCTGCTGTTGCGCCTGAGATCAACGCTGCGTTTACTGCTGCGTTAGTTGTCTTTGCGTAAGCTGCTGCCATGTTGCGAACTAGCTCATCAAAGAATGCTGGAGATGTACGATCTAGAAGTTCAACAGAGAATGTCTGCTGTCCAGCGTACTTCTTCACTGATACTGACAAGAACGCTGAGTTCTGATCTGTCTCTGTAAATGCTGCGCCTTCTGCAACTTCTCCGACTGTTGGCATAACTGTGATCTTTGGGATCTCGAAAGTCATTCCTGCATCTGGCAACACTCCACGAGAGATTGCATCGATTGATGGACGGATTGTTGTACCTAGTGGGTTGATGATTTCAGATAGTTGGCGTGTTGGTACTAGACCTGCGTTATCTGTTGTGTCATCTGCTGCTAGTAGGTATTGACGAGCTGACTCATCTCCTAGTGCTGCGCGGATTGTGTTTTCTGCGTACTTAGCTGCTGTTACTTCAATGCGTGGCTTTGTGAAGTATGCTGCTGAAACAGTTGGGCGAGCAGCTTCAACCGCTGGTGCTTCAACTGGTGTTGCTTCGACTGCTGGAGTGGTGTTTTCCACGGTGGCTGTCTCGCTTTCTGTTGGTTGGGTTTCTTCTTCTACGACAGATTCTTCTGCCGCAATATCAGTGACTTGAGCAGACTTAAATGCTGGCTCGGTAACTAAACTTACTTCGACCAATCGAGCGGCAGATACATAAGTCACGCCGTCCTTGATCTTTGACTTGAGAACTTCTGCGCCGATTGACAGACCGCTTTGTAATCCTTCTTCTGCAAGGATAAGAGCTTCTGTACCGCGCTGTGAGCGACTTACAGAAAAGACTGCGTTAATTGCATCTTCTGATTCGCTAAATGAAACCATGCGACCGAGAGGCTTTTTTGCATCGTGCTGGCTTAGCAATTTGATTGCTTTAACATCTGCGATGTCAATAGATCCAGAAGCAAAGATTACTTTGCCCATGTTTGTCGATCCTGCTTCAACATTAAGAGGCACAATCTTGCCTGATACTGTGCGACTTGCTGAATCTGCTGTGAGTTCAGCTGAGAAGGTAATTACTTGGTTCATTCCATACCTTGACTTCCGTTAGGTGTTAGATCAGTCATTTCCATAGCCTGCTCCTGGGTAATGAGATTAAGGCTAAGTAATTTTTCAATTACTGCTAATTCTGCAAGTGGGTCAGTGCGTAGGAAGTTCTTATCAATATCGAACTTAACTACATTTCCACGAGCAGTAATATCATCCATAGATAAACGATCTTCAATCGCCGAAACAAAAGGCTGTAAAGATAGCAAGAGGAATTGTTTTCTCTCGTCTTGGACGTTGGCATAAGTCATTGAGTTATTCATCTCTGCCGAAACATAATAAGCAGGCACATTACAAAGACGAGCGATCTCAGTTGCAAGATTCTGAATTGCCTCGTTGTATAACATCTCTTTAGGTGAGAATGAAACAGGATTATACTCAAGAGTAGAAGTTAGGTAAGCAGTGCTGCGATTATTGCGAGCATTTTTCCATGCTGCAAGTAATCCAGAGACTTCTTTAGGATCTAAATCTGCGCCTGTGTTCTTAATGTAACCCGTTGCCATTGGAGTACTAGCTGCAATCGCTGCTGCTTTTTGTACATCAATCGCAGCGCGAATTGTCTGAATACCTGTGTTTAAGATTCCCGGCAATAGAGATTGGAAAGTGACAAGTGATCCCAATCCATCCATCGGTAATGTCATGCCATCGACTGCATAAGATTTAACAAATGTGTTAGTGCTATCTAAAGTAATTGTTACGCGATTGTTAGCGATCCACTCAAAACGAGATGGTCTGCCATCTTCCTGATAGACCTCAACAACCTTCCAGAAGGCTTGCGAATATAGAAGCAAGGACTCAACTGTGTAAGCAATAGTGACAGAGCGTGGCTGTGAATATGAAGGTTGCTCTAACCATGCAGGCGAACCGAGTTCTTCATTGGTAGATTTTTTGTAAAGCTCGAGAGGGATAGCTCCGATAGTTCCCGCTAAAAGGTTACGGCATCTTTGTAAGGCTGGTACGGAGAGTGCATCTTCTCTACTTACAAATGCATACTGGAATGGCATTGCATAAGGTGAATACTCGCCAAGAACTTGAGGCGCAGACTGTGCTTCTAGTAAAGGCTTAGATTCTAGACCAAAGGCTTGCAATAATTTACCCATAGACATAAATGGTAGCACATGTCAAGCATTTGACATATTACATAGGGTGTGTCTAGGTATAAATCTGTGGCTTAGGTTGAGGGATCATTAACTTGCTTACTGCCATGGCGATGCCGATAGGTGCTGAGATGTCACCTGCTGACTTGCGTTTGATGATGCGCCATGCCGAATCGTTTACCTTAGCTGCACAGTTATTCATCTGCTGGATAAACTCAGCCTGCCCATTGTGAACTACTCGGTGATTGACTAAGCCTTCTAGAAGATCACCGCAGGCTTTGTAGAACTGCTGCCCTGAGACATCCTCGGTAATTACTCCAGAGTTAGCCAAGCGATCTGCAATAGTCTGTGTGGCGTACTTGTCAAAGCAGACTAAGCGCGGTTTATAGATGTCACACCATGCCTTTATACTTGCCGCCATTTTTAGCTCATCGATAGCAACCTGGGAGCTGTATGTCTCAAGGATTCCAATGCCAATCCGCCCATCTGGGAGTAACTGTCCTGCGACCAATGATCCGTTCCTGCGTGACGGACTGACATCGAAACCGAATACAGTATACGCGCCTACTGCCATCTCAAGCGTTGAATCGCTGGTCTCCTCGAGAATTCCGTGAGGCCAAGGTGACGATAAACTGTCTATCCACTGACAAAGAGTCTCAGTACGCGTGTTCTCAATCGGTGAAGTAGCAATCGCTTCCTCAATCGCTTCCTCTGTGATGGTGTATCCCAAAGAGGGGTTAGCCAAAGCCCATGCATTGCGATCGTCTATTTTGCAGTATTGAGGTGCTGAGTATTCGTAGAATCCGAATGACTTAGGTGGATAGTCGATAGCTCGTTCTCTAAGGTCGTTAAGAACAGTTGAGAACGCATCTCCAGCATTCGAGGTAAGAAGTGTCTGACTATTTGGGTGAGCTCTAGTAGTTGGAGTTGCTGCTCTGAATCCATCTTCTGTGATTTCTCGGACTTCATCGATGTAAAGTAACCCGTTGACACTTCGTCCACGAGATCCGTCTCGAGTAGCTGCAACGACATCAAGGCGCGCTCCAGAGAGCATCTCAATAGACTCCGTGCCATTAGCGTGTCTGATCTGTTTGACGAATCCTTTAAGGTGGTCATTTGTCTCCAGTAGGTGAGTGACTTGTCGGAAGGTGTCTAGTGCCATGCTTCTATTAGAGCTCATGATAAGCACATTGGTATTCCACTTAATCAGGTGTGCAAGGATTAACATACGCGCTAAGTGTGTCTTACCATTCTGCCGAGCCACCAAGATGAGGTTTGTCTTACGGATCCACATGCCTTTTTTGTCCACAGTGAGCATGTCCTTGAGTACAAACTCTTGCCACGGCATTAAGTCCATCTTGACGATAGCGCATAGATCTTTAACATCTTGCAGCTTGTTTTCGCCCTTGAGAAGTGGACTGTGAAGCCGTGGCTTGGTTGCCCCTCGTAGGGCTTTGGACTTCTTGGGCTTAGTTGTCATTGTTCTGGATCAGGTCGGGTCTTAAAAGGACTGTCCAGCATCGTCTCGGACTGCATCGGGGAGATATAGGTTGAAAAGACAGGGGGGGTAGCCGCTCGTGCTAAAAAAACACCCTCATTGAGCGCACCTTTGCGTAGGTTGCATGACTTGCATAACACTCTTAGATTATCAAGGCTGTGATCGCCACCTGCTTTGCGTGGGATGATGTGGTCGATGTGCATCTCACCTTCATCTGTGCCACATAACTGGCATGATCTACCGTCACGCATAAACACCCGTTCGCGCTGCTCGCGATACCGCCTACTGTTCAGCTTATCTAATGCCATCCCTTAGCCTTCCAATGATTCAAGGCTATGCATGGTTCACCATACCTATGACCTATGTAGTTCAATCCCCATTGTATCTGAGTATAACCATCTTGGTCTTTAAGCCATGTACTTCTACCTTGAGGAATACCATAGTGAGATCCATTAGCTGCTTTAGGATTCC